TCATAAACATCTAACCCTTACACCCCAACCCTATCCCTAATCCCTAACCCCTAACCAATGTAGTAGTGGTGGCTTTCGGTATTATTTCATAAACATCTAACCCTTACACCCCAACCCTATCCCTAATCCCTAATCCCTAATCCCTAACCTTAGTTTGGCTTGTTGGGTGGCTTGTCTACCCCTTTGTTGATGAATCCGGTGGCTTGCGTCAAGCCACAAAGAGGCTTGTGCGGTGGCTTGTTGGCCATTTGCGCCAGGGTATAAAGGCGGCTCGTTTCTCACCCATTTGCAATTCAATGCCAAGTATTACTTCGCAAGCTCGTTATTGGTTATTAACTATTCCTCATGCCGATTTCTTACCATACCTCCCAAAGGATGTTGCCTACTGCAAGGGACAATTGGAACGCGGCAACGACACCGGTTACCTCCATTGGCAGGTACTCGTTACCTTCAAGCGCAAGCTTAGACTGGGCGGACTCAAGGCAGTATTTGGGAACTCCGTCCACGCCGAGCCCACCAGGTCCGATGCTGCCAACGACTATGTCTGGAAGGAGGACACCAGAGTTGAGGGAACCCAGTTTGAACTTGGTTCGTTACCCAAATGTCGAGGCGACAGTAAAGATTGGGACGCCATCAAGGACGCAGCTATTAGTGGGCGGTTGGATGATATCCCGGCAGATGTGTATGTGCGAAATTACAACGCACTCAAAAGAATTGTTACCGATAATCTTAAACCGATTGCGACCGTACGAGAGATTTTCGTGTATTGGGGTCCAACAGGTACAGGCAAGTCCCGAAGGGCCTGGGCAGAGGCCGGTTTGGAAGCATATCCTAAAGATCCAAGGAGTAAGTTCTGGGACGGATATCGCTCTCACAAACATGTTGTCATCGATGAGTTCCGCGGTGACATTGACATATCACACGTACTCCGATGGTTCGATCGTTACCCAGTTATCATTGAGGTTAAAGGCTCATCTGCTGTGTTAGCAGCCGAGAAAATTTGGATTACTAGTAATTTACATCCGAGTCTTTGGTATCCAGTTTTGGATGCTGAAACTCGCGATGCGTTGTTAAGAAGGTTGACTATTATCAATATCGCTTAGTCTATTAATAAATCTTCGAAAAAACCCCTTGGGAAAAAATCGAAGCCTTCGTTATATCTAGAATTCATCTTGGGCTAAAAAGATCTGCTCGGTGCGAGTCCAGCCCTGTTTAAAGCCTACAGCAATACGCATATTGTGTTCATAGCCGAGTGTCAAAGGAACTATGTCACCGCCGGCATTGGTTTCTATCATCTTCTCTAGTGCAAATAATCGAAATTTACCAGGAGCATTTTTCGAATATCCTGCAGTACCTGAAGAAGAGACGGTACCCATTCTGGATAGATATCGATTAAGGTCAACAGTAAACTTTTCTGTCAAGACAGAAGTTTTAACTTCACCTGGATCTAAGTGAGCCTTACCAGATTTGGTAGGCTTATCGAACGCAGTGGGCAATGGTGGTTCACGGAAGTCACGTGTTTGTCCATCCCATGAGATAATACCATCTTTGTACGAATACAAATTTTGTGTACTAACTGCCCAAGCGTCTCTAGTAGCACAGCCGTTTCCTTTACCAGAGTAAGAACGGCCATAAATAGGAACATTGTCTACGTCATCTGCATCTTCGCCAGTAGAATTGATAGATCGATTCTGAATTTTCAATGTCGATTTGCAATCGAACATTAACTTAGCACCAATAAGAGAAAGTTTTACTGCTCTCCATATGGATGAAGTACCAAGGGTAGCTTGATATGGAACATATAATATTCCAGTAAATTGCCATTGGTTATTGACAAAATTCAAATAACCTGCCAAACTAGTCGCAATAGTCATTATACTATCGCCGCCTTGCAATGTGTAATCGGTACTAGTGAGAACACCGGTAACCGATTCACGATGTTCAAGCTTAATAATATCGCCGACAAACAATCCATCCAAAGTCGCAGTACCTGATACTACTTCGTAGCCGACTTTCTGCAAAAGTGTCTTAACCATTGCTGCGCAAATTAATTTGAGAACAGCAAGAGAAGGTTGTGTAGCATGCCCAATATAGCGACAATATTGAGAAGAAGCGGTACCACCTTGTTCTTTAACCACAACCACACCTTTCGCAGCGATGTTATCAACGCGGCGCTTGCGGATACGCCTCCCTCTCTTAAAAAAACCTGAGCTCTTGGAGCTAGTGGCTCCTAGACGCTTGAAGTTTTTAACTCCGGGTTCGAGGCTTCGACGGGGGCGCTTGCGGGCCGGCGTGCGACCCGACATGAGCTGTGCCGCTTTGTCCGCGGCGTAGTTCGCAGCTTTTTCTGCAGCAGCTGTAAGTAACCGTTTTTTGATAACATTAAAAGCAGTAACACCAACTGGCTTAGCAAGATGACGAATAACATTTTTCATTTTTAAGGAAAAGGAAAATTGAGAGGAATAATAGCTTTTATAGGGGTGAGCCGGTGGGACGCCATCATAGTAGGTAACACTGGGGCTCACCTTCGGATCGCCCGTAACTATGATGGCGTTTCCCCCCTAACCAATGTAGTAGTGGTGGCTTTCGGTATTATTTCATAAACATCTAACCCTTACACCCCAACCCTATCCCTAATCCCTAACCCCTAACCAATGTAGTAGTGGTGGCTTTCGGTATTATTTCATAAACATCTAACCCTTACACCCCAACCCTATC